GCGCGCGGCCTGGCCCCGGCGACGATCAACGCGCGCCTGGCGGCCCTGAGCAGTTTCTTCGGGTTTTGCGTGACCGAGATGGTCTACACGGACCAGGTCCGCGAGATCCACAAGCCCCTGTTGACGGTGAACCCCTGCGCGACGGTGAAGCGGTTCGCCGTGCCCCGCAAGCCCCGGGTGGCGCTCTCCATCGAGCAGGCGCGCGCGCTGCTGCGGGTGTGCGATCGGAGCACGCTCTTCGGCCTGCGAGATTACGCGCTCCTGCTGGGGTACCTGCTGACGGCGCAACGCAATAGCGAGCTGCGCACGTTGCGCTGGGGTGACATCCGCGAGGAAGACGGCCACCTGGTCTATTACTGGGAGGGCAAGGGGAACACGAGCGGCGTCGAGACGCTGCACCCGGCGATCTACGCGGCGCTCACGGCGTACCTGCGCGCGGCCGGGCGGCTGGAGACGATCCAGCCGGAGGATTACATCTTCATCGCAATGAACGATGCGGCGGAGCGTTTGCCGCAGGTCGTGCCCGGGTATGTCCCCACGGCGCTCAGCCGGCAGCGGGTGAACCAGATCGTCAAGCGCCAGGCGCGGCGCGCCGGGCTGCGTGAAGAGCTAATCACGGTGCACACGCTGCGGCGAACGGCGGCCCGGCGCTTTTACGAGGCCAGCGATTTCGACCTCGACGAGACAGCGAAGGCGCTGCACCACAGCAGCACGGCGACGACGCGCGTGTATCTCAATCAGCCGGAACGCGGCGCGCGCGAGATTTGGGAAAGCGTCGCGGCGTTGTACGGATTGTAGACAGGGAGGGGATGATGCCGAGGTTTATACCGTTACCACCGCCGCGAAATAACGAGGAGCTGCTCGCGCAGATTGCGCTACTGGAGCGACGGCGGAAGTGGCTGCAGGTGGAGATGCTGGTGCTGAGCATCGGGGCGTTTGTCCTGGCGATTGCGTTCGGCGCTGTGCTCTTGTTACCATAACGGGTGTTATGGTAACAGAAAATGACCCTGTTTTCGCTTGTTAAGGTTCTTTTCTAACCTGATTTCAGGATACAGGAAAAAGGCGATGACGACACAAATTGTGGTAGATCTCGGGCTGATTGGGCGCTGTTTTGCGGCGCTTTGCTGGGGGATTTTGTTGGCCGTGTTCCTCCAGTTCAACCGGATGGGGCGCTTCCTGGCCGGTGAGCGGACGTGGCTCGCCGTGGTCGTGGGGGTGGGGGTCGATCTGCTGATCGGGACCGGCGCGATCTGGTGGCATCTGTGGTTGATCTTCGCTTTTTCGAGTGTGGGGATCATTGCGCGGTCGCTGATCAACGAGCACCAGGAGACGGAACCGGCGCTAAATCGCTATCGCGTGAAGTGGCAGATGGAAGACACGATCGACCGCTGCGGGGACGTGATCTGCGCACTGGAAAAGGCGCTGGCGGCGCAGGACGACGGTGCGCGGGTGCAGCATATCTCGCAGGCGTTGACGGCGGCGCACCAGGCCAGCCGCGGGATTACGGCGGCCAGGTACGGAGAGCCGGAGAAGAAGAGGTAACAGGATGGGCGGAATGGTAGGATTTGGGGAGATTTCGCATAGTGATAACCGGCGAGCCGGTTAGGTGGTAGCGGCGGTTTTGGGTTTACAAACCTTCTGAAAGTGAAGTGAAAGTGATGTGGAAGTGAAGGTGGATTTCCACTGTAGGCAGGATGACCGGAGAGAGCAGGATGGCATTACACAACGACATCGGGGAATTGGGGGAGCGGTTGGTGGCGGAGCATCTGCGCCAGATCGCGCCGGTTATACAGGGCAAGGTCGCCGATCTGCGGCTGGCCGACCGGGTCGAGATCGAGGTCAAGACGGCGGTCCCGTCGCGACCTTCGAAGAAGCAGCCTCATCGGACGTATCAGTTCTGCATCCAGCGTGATGGGCGCAAGGGGCTGCGCGCGCCGGTGTTGGTGTGCGTGTGCCTGGATCCGGTCAGCCTGGAGGTGGCGACGTTCGTTATCCCGGCACAGGAGATCGAGGCGTCGGGGTTGAAGAAGGTGCGCATCCCCTACCGGATGGGGGGGCGCTGGGCGGCCTGGCGGGATGCCTGGCATGTGATCGCTGACGCGATGGAGGAAGCATGAACGTAGCAGGGATGATCGTGATAGCATTTGCGGCGTATACCGTGGGGTTTGTGAGCTGCGGGATGTTGACCCACGGACTAGTTGACGATCTGCGCAATCTGCTTGCCGCCCTTCTGGAGCATCCAAACGATGCGTCTATCCGCGAGCTGGTGTCCGATACACTGTATCAGAAGGACGAGGGGTGATATGGATACCGAACTTCAGGGAATTCAAACAGAAGCGCAGGTACGGGAGCAGGTCGTCGAAATGCTTTGTCAGTTCCAGGATATGCAACACGCGCACCAATTGATGGAGGATGCGGCGCTAGATTACGATGTGGATTTTATGCTCGATGGCAATGCAGATGGCTGGCGTTGTCAGGCCTGGGGGAAATACGATTCACGCGAGGAAGAAACGCTGGTGGTCGACTTCGAGGAGATGGAGGCCACAGACACGGCGTTGGCGGCGGTGCATCGATGTATCGAGTTGTTACAGCAGCGGCTAGACGTGCCCTCCGCAAATGAGGGCGACTTGGCTTATATTCGCGCGTTCTATGGCGTGCCGGCGCAGATTGGCGGGCGCGTCACAATCGACGGGAAACGCGGCATGATAGCCGGGGCGGATGGCGGTCACCTGCGAGTGCTATTGGATGCAGACGCGAGTACGGTGTACGCGCATCCAACGTGGAACGTTGTCTATCACTGAGGCGATGAGGGGGAAGAGGTATGGGATCAGAAAACACGTTGTTAGAGGGGCTGGCTGCAATGACAGAAGACCAGCAGCTTATTCTGGCGCAAATACTCAGTTCTGCGCTGCAGATCGTCGAGCAATTGCCGGCAGAAGAGATCGAGCGACGTCTGGCGTTATTGTCAAGCATAGCGTTAGCCGAAGACGCCGAAACTACGGTTAAGGGACATTAACGGAGGTATTTCGGCGGTAGACGGTAGACGGTAGACGGTAGACAGGGGTTTAAGGACGCGGAAAAATGGCGGTTAATGTTTTGGAGGGCGTAAGCGCAAGGTGTGGCGCAGCGAAGGCCGGTGAGGTTGGGGGTGAGGCGCTTGGGGCTGTGGCCGGTCACTGTTGGCCCCGTCGGGATGGTCCCGTCTCGACGCCCTTTTTTTGAATGGAATGGAGATATGTGATGCAGACTGTGACCCAATTGGCTCAGTTGGTGAAGGAGATGCGCGACGCTCAGAAGGCGTACTTCAAGGCGCATACGCAAAGCGCGCTGACTCAGGCGAAGGCACTGGAACGGCGCGTGGATCAGGCCGTAGATGGTATTCTTCTCAATGTGCCTGACGTGCAGCAGAAGGCGCTTTTCGAGGCATAGAAACCGCTACTATATTTCGAGGAGACAGGATGATCGACGCGGCGTTGAAACGGGTAGAGACGGGGGATGCGACGGTGGCGGACGCCGAGGAGTTACGCCAGGCGTTGGCCGTGAAGACGGTACAGGTCGAATCGCTGCGGATGGAACTGGACGAGGCGCTGCGCGAGGTACAGAGTTGGCGAGAGCTGCTGTACACGTTGCGGGAACGGTCGAAGGATTATGTGGCGCAACGCACGGAGACCAGCCTGTACGCGATGATCGAGGTGCAGCGCGAGGCCGACCGGAAGTTGCTGGTAGCGGCAGGGGAAGAAGCCGCAAACGCGGTTAAAGGGCTTTGATTCTTTTGATTCTACGGAGAGGTTGACATGAACAAGAGCAATGGACACGTGGGAGTTTTACCCCTGGTTTGCGCGGTGTGTGAACAAGCGGTGGGGGTGATCAATGAACCGGCGCTGGCGGCGATGTTGGGCAACGATGAGCTGTACATCTGCCACGATTGCGAGGGGTTCGGCGGGCCATACATCGAAACGGTGCTGGAAAAGCACGAGCCGGACCATTACGCGCACATCGTTGGGCAGGCGTTGCTGACGGTGCTTCTGGCGGATGGGGTTGGAGCAGCAGGGTAGGAGGCCGGAGATGACAGAGACCATGAGCGAATTTGTAGCGGTTCCATTGTGGAATATCAAGCCCTCGCGGTGGCAGCCGCGCGACGCAGCCTTTGACGCGACGGAGTTGTACGAGCTGGCGCAGAGTATCAAGGATAACGGGTTGATCAATCCGGTGCTCGTCTTTGCGGATGATGACGAGGATGGATACATCGTGTGGGAACTGATTGCCGGGGAGCGCCGGACGAGGGCGACGGCGGCGCTGCGGTTGGCGGCGTTGTTCCCCAACCACACGTTGGAGGATTGGTGCGGTCGCCTGGCGGCGGTGGGCCTCCACGGGATGGGCGTGGAAGAGCACACGGCGCTGCGCGGTGATCCTACGGCGAAGATCGCGGCCACGGTTCACGCGGGCCGGGATATGCAGCGCATCCACGTAATGGCAGTGATTGAGAATATCGACCGGGCCTCGTTGACGCCTATCGAGGAGGGCCGGGCCTACACGGGGCTGATGCAGGCGTATGGATGGAGCCAGCGTGAGGTGGCCGGGCACGTGAACAAAAGCCAGGGGTATGTGGCGCAGCGGATCGGGCTGACGAGCTTGAACGAGACGGCCACGAACGCCTTGAATACGCGCGTAATCAATATGACACACGCGCGGGCTATTTCCGCCGTGCCGGAGGCGCTACAGGCGGCGGCCACAGAGTATGTGGTACACGAGGTCGTGCGCGATGACACGCCGGCGACGACGCGGCAGATCGAGAACCAATTACGGGCGCTGACGGCGTTCATCGAGCCGGACCGGTGGCTGCCGAACGGAGAGAAGGTTTATCCGCCGAAGGAGCGCAACCGGCTCAACGTGATCAGGATGTTGGTCAGTGGTCCGCACGCGGAGGAACGCCTGGCGAAGAATTGGGGGCATTTGCGCATCTTCGATGTGGGATACGAGAAAAAGAATCTCCTGACGGCCAAGCCTAGCACGATCGTGGGGGACACGAATATGTTCAACGCCGTGACCCATGCGTTGGGAATGCAGAGTCAGGACGCCTGGCAGAACCATTCCGTGCTGGAGCACAAGGACTGTACGACCTGCATCTTCTCCGGTAAGCAGCCGGCGCAGATCAAGCCGGGGATCGATGTCCCATGCCCGCGCTGGAAAGATCAGGCATTGCAGACGTGCGAGAATTGGATTGGCGGCGTCGATCCGATCATCATCCCGGCAACTGAGTACTATGTACGCCAGGAATTGGGGCAGGCCGAAGCGTTGCTCAACGATGGGACATTCTCTTACACGACCGATGTCGATGCGTATATCGCGGCGTATGATGCAGCAGTCGCCTATCTGGCCAGTCGAGAACAGGAGAAGGTCGATGCACAGGAGAACGGCCCCCGGCGGGCCATTGCGGAGTTTTGGGCCTGGCAGAAGACGTTGCCGGGCGAGTGGTTGCAGCACAGTCAGGCGCACTGGTGCCCGCTCTGCCGGTATCACGAGCCTATGCACGACGAACCATGCCGGTTCGCGCAACATCCGTTAACAGAGCGATGGGGCAGCGGGATGCGCCCCCCCGGACTGGGCGTGCTCTTTTCCCCCACGTTGATGATGCTGCCACGGTGCGAGATGTTCACGGTGCAGCAGTTGCCACGCATTTATCAACAGCCCGGGTTTTGCGTGGGAGAGGATAAGGCGGCGCGCCGGCGGGTGATGGCGTGGATGAGGGGGATCAAGCCCAAGAGCGCGCTTCCAAACTACTACAACTCAGCCAATGCGGTTTGGCGCGGGGTATTTGCGTGGCTGTATCCGGGGGATGGCAAGGGCCACAGTTGGGATGACATCGAGGCGTGGTTATTGCGGAATTGGGATGAGATCGGCGATGGCGGGATGGCGACGTTGATCACGGCGCTGCTATACGAAACGCGGGCCGGGTACGAGCGTCGCGGACGCGAGCCGGTCGAATTGGTAGATTTGCGATTTGGCTCCATAGAGCCGTGGATGCCGGTGATGTTCAAAAATCGGGGCGAGAAACAGGATCATTGGCCGGACGGGTGGATGAAGCCGTGGGAAGTTAAGGACTGATGAAAAGGTGGGGATGCGTGCACATCCCCACCGGCGGGCGAGGGAGGTACATCTCGCCCAGAGAGAGTATACAGGAGGTACACTGTATGACAAACATTTGGGTTTACATTGTCGGCGCGGCGTTGCTGATTCTGCTGGTTTCTGTTATGTGGAAGAAGATCGTCCGCGCGATCTTGCTGCTGTCTGGTCTGGGGCTGGCCGGCGCGGTTGTGTACGCTTTGGCGCAGCAGGCCAGCGCGACCAGGCAGGTCGCTACAGTGGCGACGGTCGCGGCGCGGGGCAGCACCGCGGGCGCTATGGCGGTTGCGCTGCTGCTGGCGCTGATCCTGATCGGCGTCGTGGTATGCGGATACGTCGCGCTGCGCCGGTGGTATCTGGCGCGCACAGGCCAGGACGCGTTGTGGAACACATACGCGCCGCAGCTCCAACAACAGCAGTATCCCACTGTGGACGCGGCATCGGTCAACGCGCTGGTACAGATCGAAGTGCTGCGGGCCTTGCGCGAGTTGCGTGCGCCGCAGGCACAAACGATGCTGGCGGTGAGGGACGACGATGACGGCGAAGATTACGGGGAATGGTGGGGCAATGCGTAAGTCAGTGATTGCCACTGTAGCATTGTTGGTACTCTTGCTGCTGACGGCGTGTGAGTACACGGATACCTCCATGCTGCCCGAAGCGGAGGCCGCGCGTCTGGCCGTGATTATGACGGCGACGGCGGAGGCGCAAATAGCGGCAGATCAGGAGCGCGCTGCCGCAGGATATGCCAACGCAACGGCGACGGTGGAGAGCTACTACATGGAGGTCGCCAGGATCAACGCGACGGCCACGGCGGAAGCGCTTGCGCGCGAGGAAAAACAACGCGCGATCGAAGCGACGGCGACCGCAATCGCCTTCCAACCCACGGCGACCGCCATTGCACAGGCGGCGGTCGCGCGCGACATTGAACTTGAACGCCAGCGGCTCGCCCTCGCCGAAGAGCGGCGTCGCGCAGCGCAAAAAGCGCGCCGTGACGAGATGCTGCTGCCATTCACGACCTATGGGCCGTGGGTAATCGGCGTTATCCTGATCGGCGTGTTGATCTACGGACTGATCCGGCTGATCATTACATTCGAGCTACGTGGGCGGGCGATCAAGCGCGACGCGCGCGGGGATGCGCCGTTGATGGTGATGCGGAATGGGCGCGCAACCGTCATCTATGACGCTGACCGGATGTTCGGACCGATCACACGTATGGAAGCGGGTGGCATCAGTATGCCGGCGCTGGTAGACGATGCGTATCAGGCGCAGGTGACGATGCGTGACCAGGCGGTTGACCTGGCTACGCGGCACTTGCCACAAGCGGACGCGGATCGGCGCGGGATGAACAGCCGCCAGCGCGCGGCGGCTAAGCTGGCGATGACGGGCAATGGCGCGCCTCCGGTCGTGCGCGTGATCGATGCGCAGGCGGTACGCGGCTGGTTGCAGGAAGTGAATCCACAGGCGCTGCAACTCTCGATGAATGAGGTGAACCATGAATAGGGGGCAGATGATCGAAGCAGAACAGGCCGCGCGCGTGATCCCGGCGACGCTCGCGCAGCGCGGGTTGAGACCGTTGTTCAGCGATTGGCTGTTGACCGAGGATCACGGCCTGACGTGGCTCTTCGGGGTGCTGGACGTAGCGCGCATCGCGCGGCTTGAGGATTTTATCAGGGCCGACCTGCTGCACCACATCAGCACGGCGCTACACGGGAAGCACGTGTTTATCAGCAACAGCAGCGGCTTGCGCTACGCCGTGCTGCTGAGCCGTCCGCCACACCTGCCGAAGAACGTGGACTTTCCAGGGATCGAGCGCGGGCGGCTGCGCCTGGGCATCGGCGCGGGCGGTGGGGAGATTGGAGCATTGTGGAGCAAGGTAGGGCACCTGCTCGTTGCGGGGAAGACCGGCGCGGGCAAATCCGTATTGCTGCGGCTGGCGGTGCACCAGGCGCTCGGCGACGGCGCGCAGCTCCTCCTGGGAGATTTGGACGGCGCGACATTCCCGATGCTGGCCGGACATCCGGCGTTACTCGCGCCGATTGCCTCCACACCCGAAGACATGCACGCGCTGATCGAGCGCGGGTTGGGCGAGTGCGAACATCGCGCCACGCTCTACGGCCAGGTGGAAGGGTATCCCGAAACGTTGGAAGAATATAGCGCGCTGGCCGCAAATCAGGGTGCGCCCGCGTTGGCGCGCCTCGTGGTCGTGCTGGATGAATTCAACACGGCGACACTGGCGACCGGCGGCGCGAATGGCGTTTTGGCGAAGGCCGCGGCGCAGTTAGGATGGCGTGGGCGGAAGTTCGGCATCAGCGTGATCTTCGCCGCGCAGGATTTCACCAAGCAGGTAGTGGGGCGCATCCGCGACCAGGTCGGTGCGGCGATTTGCTTCCGCGTGCGCTCGGCGGAAGTGGCGCGGGCCGTGGGCTGCGCGGAAGCGGCAAGCATCCCGGCCAGCCGGCCCGGTATGGCCGTCTCCGACCGCTGGGGGCTGATGCAGGCGTACTACCTGGATAAGAGTACGTTGATCGACACGGCGATGCCTGGCCCGGCCTTGACTGCGCAAGAAGCGCGCGTCGTGCGGGCGGCGCTGGCAGACGAGGGGCGGGTAACGCTGGCGCTTTTGCAGGAACACGGCTACAGCAAAAATGAGGCCGGACGGCTGCTGACAGAATGGCGCGCGCGTGGATGGGCAGAGAAAGACGCCTCGCGCCAGAACGCGCATTATCTGAATTTAGACCGTTTCCCGGCGTTTCCCGGGTTTCCCGGCGTTTCCCGGGTTTCCCAGTTTCCCGGTGAGGAGGGCGAATATGGTGCAGAATAGGGCAGTAGAATTTCTCGGAGAGGCTTATGGATTGATGGAATACTATACTAACCAGCAAGCCGCACGGCAATTGGTGCGGTTGGCAATTGACGAGGTGCAAGAATTACTCGACCGGCTGGCGCTGTATGAGGTCTCCGACTACGAGTTGGAGAGGAAACTGCGGGGCCGGATTGTAGATGCACAGGGGATGATGCCAGCGCAGCTCTCAGAGAGTCGACGCACAGCGATACCGCTGCAATGGCGACATCACGCGGCGCTGCCGCTCGACAACCGCTAACGGGTATTAGCAGCGGTAATTCAGCGGTAGACGGTAGGCAGTAGACGGCAGACAGGGGTTTAAGGGTTTGCAGAAACGTCCGTTAATGCAAACCATAGATTCAGGATGTAAATCTGTAGATTCGGAGAGGAGTGCCATGAACAACATTACGAGTTTTGATTTCGGAGCAGGGAACTTCAAGCGCTATAGCGCGCAGGGTGGGGTGGTGATCCCCAGCCAGGTGGCGGCGGCGGTGGGTGAGTCGCTCGGTGCCGTGGCCGGGCTGCGGGCCTCGGCGCGGCCGAAGAAGGTGAGTATCAACGGCTATCGCTTCTATGTCGGGCCGGGCGCCCACGATTGGGGCCGTCCGATTGAGAACCTGGATGATGCGCGGTTCGTCAGCGGCTCGCCGGAGTTGCGGGCGCTGGTGTATGCGGCCTGGCCGGAGACGGAGACGCCCCAGCAGGTGATCGTGGGGCTGCCGCAGAGCGCGCTGGAGGATGCCACGGTGGGGGAGACCTCGACGGGACTGAAGGGGTGGCTGAACGGTGAGCACGCGTGGAGCGATGACGACCGGGAGCGTGCGGGCATGGTGAGCCGGGTGACGATTAGCAGCCAGGCCGCCGGCGCGCTGTTCGACTATCTGCTAGACGATGACGGGCGCTTCGTCCCATCGCGCAAGGCGCACTTCGCCGACGAGATTGGTATTCTCAGCATCGGGATGAACACGCTCGAATTCCTGACGGTGCGCGGGGGGAAGACGGTGAACCGCTTCACGGCTAGCGAGACGGCGGGTGTGCGACGGCTGTTGAGCCTGGTGGATCCGCAGGGCCTCTATTCGCGCGGAGAGCTGGACGGGATGCTGCGCGCGGGGCAGTTGCCGGCGGTGAAGGGGGCGACGCCGATCTGGGCGAGCGAGATCGCCGGACACGTGGAGCGCATCTGGGAGAAGCGGCACCGGCGGTTCGCGGCGATTGTGATCGTGGGCGGCGGCGCGCTGCTGCTGCGCGAAGAGATGCTGCGCTGGTTCAACGGGAAGGCGTACATCCCGGATGATCCGGTGATCGCAGTGGCACGCGGGCTGTATAAGCTCGCGGTGATGAAGGCGAAGTAGGAGACGGATATGCCAGCCTATAACTTCAGGGGAGAATTCGCCGTCCTGGTCCAGGACGGCATTAAGCGCCAGACGGTGCGACGCGTGCGCAAGCGGGGGACCAGGGTTGGCGAGGAATTGAAGCTGTACCAGGGGATGCGCCAGCCGAATCCATTGCTGCTACGGGCCGTTTCATGCCGTGCTATTACGCCGGTAATAATCTCACGGTGTGAGGGCATTGCACTGGGGGGAATACCATTAACCGAAGATGGTCGGGAGATGTTTGCACTGTACGATGGGTTCCTGGGCTTCAATAGCCTGCTCAAATTCTTCGAGCAAACGTATGGAGAGACATCCTTTTCCGGAGAGTGTCTGCACTGGGATGTACCCACGGCGGACGTAGTACGGTATGCTGTGTTGCGACTCGATTATCACCTGATACTGGCGGCGAAGAGTGGCACGACTGGAGACATCGGCGTGGATAGCTTTGTCGAAACACTTCGTGATAGCGGGATAGCATACTGGCAAGCGCCGGTGGGTCGCGTATGGGCGATCCGAGAATGGCGTGGACGGCAGGAGTGGGACCAGGCGTTACACTACAGACTTTCCACGCCATACTGCATAATGGACGGACGGCCAGAAGAATGGGTGAGGTACTGTTGATGGTAGAGAGGTTGAGACGTATCGCAGTGCAGCTCTTCTTGTGGTCTTACGCGCTCGATCCGCGGGCAGGATGGCGGCAATTACAGGAGTCCCCGAAGATGCAGAGACTTCTCAGGCAGTACGGCATCCGTGTCTCACAACCGGAGGAGCTGCGCTAATGGGACGTCCCAGGAAGACCACACCGACCGTGATGTATACGGTCCGGTTGTCGCTAACGCCAGGGGAGGACGATGATCTGATCGCCTTCCTCGATGCAGCGCCGGTGCGATGCCGCGCGATGGCGGTTAAGGCGGCGATGCGTGGCGGGAATTTGAGCGTACAGGTCGCGGATGAGGGTGAGGATGCGGCGTTGCTGGCCGCATTAGATGAGTTTTTAATTTGACTCAAAAAACCGCCAGAAGGTTGACGGCGGTTTTTTGAGTCATTAAATAATAAACGGTAGACGGAGACATCGACACCATGCATATCTCACAAGCGAAACCAGCATCGAAGTTCTACCGTGTTCCAATGGCTGTACATCAGGTGGTACTGTCCGATCCTGTCGTGGGTCGGGGCCACCTGTTGACCCTGATTACACTGGCCGCGTATTTGTGGAGCGACCAGCCAATCGAGGGCACACGCGCTGAATGGTCAGAGGTGACGGGTATCTCTGCGCAAACGTTTGAGGCACATCTGCCGGCACTTGGGAGCGCTGGGTGTTTGTCGTACAGCCAGCCCCATGTCGGATATTATGTGCTCTACGGGTTGCCGCAAGACGATGCACAGGTCGCTGCTCTGCGCGCGGCGTGGCAGCAAGCGGAAACGGAATTCGAGGACAGTGGGTTGAGCAAGCGGGTGCGGGGCAGTTGGATTACGAGTCGGGTACAAGCGTTAAAACTTACGCTTAATCAAGCGTCAAAACTTACGCTTCCTGTAGTAGAAGATACTACTACATCTTCTGTTTTATCTGTTATAGAGAAAGGGGCTGAACAAGCGTCAAAACTTACGCTTGAAGCGTCAAAACTTACGCAACCGGTAGAAGCGTCAAAAAGTACGCTTGACGGTGCGTCAAAAAGTACGCTTGACGCGGGCTTGGCGCAGATCGTGCGCCTTTACGAACAGGAGATCGGGGGCACGCTCACGGCGATGATGTTGGACGAGTTCAACGAGCTGTGGGGACTGTGCTCAGACTTGAAGCGCTGGAAGTATGCCTTTGAGGCGAGCCTGGGGAAACGCTCGCGTTGGGCGTACATCAAGGCGATCATTGAGCACCCGGAGAATGACAGACGGGATGGGAGGAACGGGAATGGAGCACATCGGGACAATCGGAAGGCAGATCGCGGAGCGACTCAGGGCGCAGATGGCGGCGGACGGCCTGCCGCTGTCAGTCACGACATCGACGCCTGGTTCTCCGGCGTGTGAGTTGTGCCGGGACCTGGGTTGGGTACGACTGGATGTTCCCCTCGGCGATCCTGATTTCGGGCGGCTGGTGACGTGCCCGGCCTGCGGGATGGGGGCAGCATTCCGGCGGCAGGCCTCCGAGGCGCGCACAGGGCGGTATTGCGTGCATCTCCCGGAGAAGCGCTTCGAGGAGTTCAAGGGACGCGGTGGCGTGGTCGATACGGCGCTGGCGGCAGCGCAACGGTTCGCGGAGAGTCCGGCACGGTGTATGGTGTTATGGGGGCCGCCAGGAACCGGCAAGACACACCTGGTGGCGGCGGCGGCGAACCGGTTGCGGGAACGGGGCGAGGATGTGGGGTTCTTTACGGCGCCTGATCTGCTCGACCTGCTGCGCTCTGGATATGATCGCGGCGATTATGAGGCGCTGTTGGATGCGCTGAAGAACATTCCCGTGTTGGTGCTGGACGACCTCGGCGCGGAGCGGGGGACGGCCTGGGCAGAGGAGAAGCTCTTCCAGGTGATCAATCACCGCTATAACAAGCGCCTGGCGTTGCTGGTGGCGATGAATCCGGATCCCGCTACGCTAGAAGACCGCATAGCCGACCGGCTGTGCGACGTGGATTGGAGTCTGCGCATACACGTGGAGGTGACGAGTTGGCGACGGCGTATCAAGTAGACGGTAGACGGCAGACGGCAGACGGGGTGCGGAGCGTGCGCCCGGTCGTACAGCAAGCGGTACGGATAGAGGAGATGAACCTGGGCGAGTGGTGCCTGTACCGGGGCAATTTTTATTTGTGTCTCGGCGGCGGGTTGCTGGCCGGGCCGGTGGGATCGCTGGGAGTGCGGCCGCAGGGCGGGGAGCTGGTGCAGCGTGTGGAGATGGCAGCACTATGAGCAACCGAACGACGGCGGCAGCGGTGGTGATGGTTGCTCCGCGCGTAGATGCGAAGGGCGCGTTACGGTTGCTGGTCCGGCGGGAGTTTCGCTACCTGCGCGCGAATCAGCGCGGGCAGCGGGCGCAGCGCAGCATCCACCGGCTGCGGACGTATGCGTTGGCCTTCACGCCGGAGGACCCGGCGACGTGGGGCGACGTGTGGTACATGGTTTTCGATTTGGCGAGCGAAATGGTGAAGTCCCGACCGGCGCAGCGGCAGTGGTGTGTGCAGCGCGACGGCCTGGGGGCGTATGCCGCCGGCGCGGTCGAGATGCTCAGCCGGTCGATTGCGATGGAGCTGGGCTTTGAGATGGTGTCCGAGGACGGATTACAGATGACGGTATGAGGGGGGTGGAAAATCGACGGCAAATCAATCGTACGGTTTTACGGCTAAAAATGTAACGGTATAAGAGAAAAAGACATAGTAAGCCAAAAAATGGCTGTTTTAGCGTCATACGGTAAGGGAGGTTTTGACTATGAAGATTGTCAAGGTTTCGGTAACGGTGTCTCGAACGGTGAGTTTGCCGGAGTACAGCAACGCGCGATTTGGGCTTAGCCTGGAAGCGGATGTCACTGACGGCGAGGATGCTTTCGTCGTGGCCGATGCGTTGCGTAAGGACGCAGCGGATTACGTCGAAGAGCAGTAGCAGTGTAATCAGGCCCTGGAAGTGGAAGGGCAACCGGCGAAGTTCTACGAAGGCGAACTCTACGATGTGGTCGTGTTTTTGAACAGTGTGTTGATTACGCAACATGGCATCAATCCGTCTAACACGTTGCCACCATCTTATCGCAAGTTGTATACCGGTCATCGGTGGAACGGTGCGGTCACACTGGCGAGTCGGGAAGCTGAAAAACGCGGATTTTCATTTGATGCACATTCTACGCTCATCGGTGAGCCGCTGGCCCTAGAGGCAAAGATGCGCGAACTGGCAGAGCAATCAGGCGCGTGGGCAGCTTACGAAGTGGGGCGCGTGCGGCGGGATAGCAGGTTTGTTTATCGACACGCGATTATCCCGCTCACGCAGGTTGTGTGTGACCCAGAGCGTATGGGATATTACGTGTTCCCGGATCTCGATGCGGCCAAGGATCATATAGCGCACGACTATCGTCCATCGGAGTTGGTCGTAGTGCAATCCGTTGAGGAACTGGACGACTTGTATGATGCTGATGAGAAAGGCGACGAGGTAGAGTAAACCGGATGGTCGATATCCCGGTAACGGGCGAGTTAAAGGCATAGGGATATACCGGGTTCACCCGTAGCCCTCGCCGACCATCACGGAACAAGGCACAAAGCCATAGTAGGACAGAATTGGCCGGTTGTGCTTTGTATCGCAGATTAACGGCGGTCTTTTAGGGAAGCTAGGGGAGATAAAAAGCCGGGATTCTACAGGAATCCCGGCTTTTTATGGCTGTTAAACTCTATTAACGGAGGATCGATGAAACTGAACTTGAGGAGACAAGCGCGTGGCGTTGCGCTGCGGATGGTGAAGGCCGAGATCGATAAGGCGCTGGAGGACAGCGAGGAGCATGATATGGCAAATGCAGCGCGGATTGCACTTCGCTATAATGTGCAGGTTGATCGTCTTCTCGACCAGTTACGTCTTCAGCGCCGGGTAAAAGAAGTGAGACGGGTTGGTGATGGTGACTTTTGACAATTTGTCCCTTTTTTGCTTGACTCCCCACGGTTTTGCGTGTAGAATCTAAGTATGAGTACTGAGGAACGCGCATTTTGGATAGCGGTCCGGCGGGGCCTGCTCATGATCGTGAGGGCTATCGAGTTGCGTTTGAATCTCAGTAAGGTGTAGTTCGCTCGCGCTGCGCGTTTGCTCCGCGTGAGTTGCAGTCTGGTCGCCGTTGAGACGCCCACCAGGGTCATACCTGGTGGGCGTCTTTTGTTTCACGAATGGGAGGAATGATGATGAAACGGGGTTGGTTGTTTTTGGTCGTGATTTTGCTGCTGGCAATATTGAGCGGCTGCGAGATGACGCCTGGTGTGAGTCCGTTGGAAATTCCGGCGTTACCGGGTGCGGGATTGGCTGGAGATGATGTGGACGTGCCGGAGTTACCGGCGTTCCTGGAGATGCTGGCCGGTCCAACTGGGTGGGTGATCCTCGGCGCATTGTTTTCTTCGCTGCTGGCTAAGGCGGAATGGTACAACGCACTGAGTACGGACCTGAAGCGCGGGCTGATCCTAGGCGCGTCGGTGCTGGCTGCGATTGCGGCGCGTTTGGTTTTGACCTATACGCCGCCAGCCTTTTGGGAGGCGACCGCTGCGTACTGGTACATTATAGGCGGGGTGGTGATGACGTGGCTGGGTTCGCAGGCATGGTTCCGCGCGGTAGTGAAGCCGGCGGCGCTGGCGAAGGAAGTGAAGGATGACCTCGCGGCGTCAGGGCTTTGACGTTTCAGTATACCAGGGGGCGATTGACTGGGCGCAGGTAGAAAGCGCCCAGCTCGATTTTGTATTTATCCGTGCGCAGGTAGGCACGACGGCCGATACGTTGTTGCAGAACAATCTCAACGGCGCGAAGAGCATCGGGCTGGAAACGTCGGTGTATCACGTCGTTCACGAGGATATCAGTGGAGCGACGCAGGCCGCGGCTTTCCTCGATCTGCTGGCGGCGATGTTCAAGCCACGGTTGCCGGTCGTGCTCGACATCGAGCGACCTATGTTCGCGGGAAATACAGCCGCGCACCGGCGGACGTTGGAGCACGCCAGGGTGATGACGGAGATATTGCAGGCGGCAGGCTACCGGGTGATGATCTACACGGGGGCCTGGTGGTGGAATCCAGCCTCGGTAGATGTGGATGTGAGTTGGGCCGCGCCGCTCGATTTGTGGGTTGCAACATACGGAACGCAAGCGCCGCTTCTGCCACGTGGGTGGGGGGAGTGGCGCTTTTGGCAATATACGAGCAGTGGCCGGTTGTCCGGGATCTCCGGGAATGTGGATTTGAATGTGTTCCAGGGAGATTGGAATGCGTATCTGGGCGTGGGCGTTGTGGATGGGATGGATGTAGTGCCTACGATTCAGTTGCAGCCGGGGCATTTCGACCTGGTGCGCGAAGGTGAAGTAGTTGCGCGGTTTATCGTGATGTCGGAGGAGCCGGAGGAACCGCCAGAACACGCGGAGGATTGGGCGCTGCCGGTGGGGACGACGTTGTATCCGGCGGTGAAATGGGGGGTGCGCGGGTATACGCACGACTTGCGGACGACGGACAAGAATCCGAACCGGCGCAATGGCAAGCCGTGGCCGCACAGTGGATATGACATAAATTTGGATGTGCCGCCATACGGCGACATCGAGCGCGGGTATCCGGTTTTTGCGGTGGCCTCCGGCGTGGTTCATTATGTGACGCGCGATTGGAGCGGGGTGGGGATGTGCGTGGTTTTGCATGTTCACGATGGCGTGCCGGTGTGGTTCCGCTATGCGCACATCGATGTCGTCGTGGCGGTTGGCGATGCGGTCGAGGCCGGGCAGACGCTCGGGTTGATCGCGGATTGGCCGAACGAAGGCGATCACTTGCACCTGGATGCGGCGTTCGACCCCTTCTCCAGGGAGTGGGTAACGCCAGATATCCGGTGGGTCGATCCGGCGCCGATCTTGCGGGCACATATCGATCCTGAGCTGGTAGACGGGATGCTGCGGGTAGGTGATTGATGAGCGAAGAATCGGTTGATGTGCAAAAGATGATTTTGGCAGAGTTGCGTGAGATCAAGACCGAGGTGCGCCTCATCCCCAAGCTGCAAGCACAGGTTGATTCGATGCGGGGGACGACGCAGCAATTGGAAACCGCGATGCGGGAGTCTACCGCGGCGCTGCAACTGCAATCGACTGCACACGGGAAGCTCCTGGATGAGTTGCGCTTACAGCAGCACCAGGTCACGGCGGCGATGATGGGGATAAGTAACGATTTGCAGTCGCTTATACCCCGCGTGAGAGATTTGGAGAAGCAAGCTACGGCATCGTTCCAGCAGCAGCAGCAGCTAGCGAAAGACGTTAGAGAGGCCGCGTGCTTCCCAGACCCGGAAGAGTATCGGGCCTTGAAAGTCGAGGTTGGTACATTGCCGGTGCTGCGCGCGGACGTGGGCAAGATCGGCGAGGAAGTGAAGAAGCATATCCCGTGGCTCAACGGCATAGAGTGGTTTCTGCGCATTTTGTTTTATGCGTTGGCGTCGTCGGCGGTGCTGGGCCTGTTGTGGCTGTTAGGAAAGGCGCTGACGAACGGACTGTGAGGGCGTATGACACGGGTATGTAAGTGTTGTGGCCAGGAATACACCGGCTTTTTCTGTAAGTGCCGGAAAGGTAAGCGCGGAGGGCGACCACGGAGCGTAGTTTCGGTAGGTTGCGGGACGCGCAGTTGGAGTGTCGCCAGCGCCCGGGCGCGGATGCTCGGCGGGTGGGGAGAGGGGCAAGATTCGCGGAATGAGAAGATCGGGGAAGAGGTTCCGCGTTGTTTGCGGTGTGGCACGGCGCTGGAGCAGGTGGGCGAGGAATGGCGCTGCCCGGCGTGTTTCGAGCGGGATGCTGCGGTTAATGCGCGTTAGCGGCGGTGTTTGGGGTGATTACGCGCGTAATCAGGGCGCGGGCACGTTCATAAGCAGGATTGGAAACGGCGGTTAATGTGGTAGGGCGTTTTGATGTTCCAGACGATGGCTATATCTGGCTGACGACGGAGGCGCGGCAGGCGTTGGATGCAATCGAGGATCCGCAACGCCGCAAAAAGCGCGATACGGTGGTGTTATTGGCGTGCCAGGAGGCCGGGCTGCTGTTGCGCGAAGATGGACGACCAGTGTCGAAGCGCGCGCTCTTCCGCGATCCACGGGTGTGCAATGAGCGCATCTGGTACTTGAAGTGGCAGGACATCCCGGAAGTACAGACGGCGCTGACGCTGTGCAGTGAGGCCGCGCAACGGTACGCGGACCGGCAGACCGAGGTGATCGAGGCGATTGCAGCGCGGAGAATCCGTGAGATGCTCGCCGACCAGGTGGGGGTGGCCGTCGAAACGTTGGTGACGGTGGAGAATAGTGAGAAGGCATCGGCGCGGGACCGCCTCGAGGCGGCGCGGATGCACATGAGCGCCGTAGCTCCAGACTATGCTGCCCGGATGGCACCGGTGAAAGCAGCCCTGCCGGTAGAGGTACGCGATCCGATTGAGGTCGAGTTTGGAGACGTGACGCAAGATGAACTCAGAGACATCGAGCAAGCCCTTGTCCGTCGCCAGACTGGCGGCGGCAGCGAGGCGTAATACTGCGATTTTTGCGCGGGTTTGGCGGCGTGGGGTAACGCCGGGGGCGCACCAATACGAGATGGCGCGCCGGGTAGATGATGACGATTTGATGTTCGAGGCCGATTTCTGGCCGCGCGATCACGGTAAGAGCGAGATTTTCTGTATTGCCTATCCGCTGCGGCGGATTTGCGAGGACCCTAACATCAGAATACTGATCGTCCAGAAGACGGCGACCGAGGCGGAGAAAACGCTCGGCGTGATCAAGCAGGAACTGGAGAGCAATGCCGCGCTGAAGAATTACTACGCGACTTACTGGAAGCACCGGACCGGGCAGCGCGACATCAGCAACGCCGGCGGGCAGGTGAAGCTCGGTGGGGCGAAGAAGGAGGCGGCCTGGCAACAGCGCAAGATTTACGTCAAGCGCCGCCGGCGGGGGAAAGACCCCACGGTCGAGGCGGTGGGGGTGGGCGGCGCGGTCACCGGCGGGCACTTCGATGTGATCATTCTGGACGACGTTGAGGACGACGAGAACACGAAGACGCCGGAGCGGTTGACGCAACTATCGAACTGGTTTAGCGGCACAATTCTACAGCTCCGCGAGCCGCACACGAAGACGATCGTCGTCGGCACCTTTAAGACGAACGCGAAGGACATTTACAATACGCTGCGCGATAATCCGGTCTGGTCCGTGGTCATCCGCTCGGCGATTATCTCCCACCGGTTGGAGGACATCCAGTATACGCCCGTCCAGGCTGAGGATGGCCGGGTAACCGGGGTGACGGTGCAGACGCCTGGCGTGCAGACGCTGTGGCCGCAGAAGTGGCCGATCGAGGCGCTGTTGTTCGAGATGCTGGCGAGTATCCGCAGCATCTGGGTACGTGAAAAGTTGAATGACCTGCGGGCGCTGGCCGGGAAGATCTTTAAGCGCGAATGGCTGCGGTATTACGACGCGACGCACCAGGAGACCTACGAGCAGATCATCCAGGCGTGGGATACGGCCTGGGAGGAGAAGGAAGGCGCAGACTGGTCGGTGTGCCTGACGTTGGGGTTGCGCGAGGGCGCGTTGTATGTGTTGGATGTGTATCGCGCCAGGCTGGAAACGCCAGGCTTGCTCAAGGCGATGCGCGCGCAGTTCGAGCGCTGGCGACCCCAGGAGATCGTCGTCGAGGATAAGGCCAGCGGGAAGAGCGCGATCCAGATTCTCAAGCGGGAGTCGCAGTTGCCGATTGTGGCGATCTCTCCGGGGACGAAGGACAAGGTTGCGCGGGGTCGGGCGGTGACGCCGTATTTCGAGAGTGGCCGGGTGTTTTTGCCGAATCAGGCGGCGTGGTTGGATGCGCTTATCGATGAGCTGGTGATGTTCCCGGATGGGGGGTATGACGACCAGGTGGATGCGCTGGTTTACGCGATTTTGCGGTTGATGGGGAGTACGGGCGCGGCGTATCTGGCGTGGTTGCGGGGAGCGGCGGAACAGGATTGACGGAATGAGAGGATCAAAACTTTGGCGAGTTTATGGGATAGGCTGACAGGGCGCGCGGCGCTGTTGAAACGGGTGACGGCGCTGGAGCGGGCGGTGAGCGAGAGCAAGCCGGTGTCGCCGGTGGTGATTGCCTCCGGGAGTACGGAGCGCGACCGGCTGACGCAGACGCCGCGCGCGGGGCGGACGGATGCGCAGTTCTTGCGCGCGGTGGCCGACCAGGTGGCGTTGGTGCGCGCGGCCTTGAACGCGAAGAAGCGCCACGTGGGGGCGCTGCGGGTGGAGGTGCGCGGGCCGGATGAGGCGACGGCGCTCGCGTTGCAGGCATTGGTCGCCAAACCGACGCCGGATCACACCTGGCGGCAGTGGATCAGCGAGGTATTGGAAGACGTGCTGGTGTTGGATGCGGCGTGCGTGTATGTGTGGCCGCGTCGTAACAAGACGCTGTACAGCCTGCTGCCGGTGGACGCGGCGACGATTGCGATTCTGCCGGATGTGAATGGCTTGTTGCCGGAGCCGCCGGCGCCGGCCTACGAGCAGCGCATCGCCGGGGGTGTGACCGCGCGGTTGACGAAGCGCGAAATGATCTATGAGATGATGAATCCGCGCCCCCACTCATTGTATGGGCTTTCGCCGACCGAGGTGGTGCTGCACGCGGCGTTGACTGAACTGCGGCGGATGACGGGCAGCGCGGAGATCCTCGACAGTTCGAATATGGCGGCCTTCTTCGGAGAGTTGCCGGAGGGGTGGGGCGTCGATCAGATTAGCGAGTATCAGCGGTATTGGGATCAGATGACGGCCAGCCGCTCGCACAAGGGGATGTGGGGTCCGCACGGCTCAGATGTGAAGTTCCCCCCGCAGTTGGAGATCAAGACGGATTTCGATTACTTCCTGCTATATTTGATTTGCGCGGTTTTCGAGGTGCAGCCGCAGGAGTTGGGGTTCACCACGGACGTAAACCGGGCGACGGGCGAGGTGCAGGAGGCGATCACGCGGCGGCGGTCGATGCGTCCGCTGGCCGAATTGATTGGGGAGATTTGGCAACAAGCGTTTGCGCTGACCGGGTATGGTGAGTATGTCTTGGCCTGGCCGGATTTGGAGGAGCGCACACACACGGAGATTCGGGAAGACGCGCAGGCCTTAGTGCCAATTGGGGTGCTGACGCCCAACGACGTGCGTGAGGAGATGCACATGGAGCCGCTGCCGGGTGGAGATGAACCGCGCGGTCAGATGGTGCAGTGGGCGGATGTGAACAGGGTGGAACGCGCGAATGTGCCACGGATACGGAGAGCCGACGGGATTCCGATGCATATCCCCGCGCCAGACGACAGCGCCGAGTTGTTGCGCCTGCAGGAGACGCTACGGCTGGAGTATCTGGATGCTTCGCAGCGTTTGGCGGTAGAGGCGTTGCTGGATGAGTTGCGCGAGGCGCAAGCGCGTGGGGAGACGCTCACGCCGGCGATGATCAGCCGGGCGGCGGCGGCGGTTGCGGAGGCGCATAGCGAGGCGATCAGGCCGACGATCATCCACGGACTCCAGGAGATGGCGCTGGTCGGGGTGACGGCGGCAGCGGATGCCTTCGAAGGCGCGGTAAATTTTACATTAGATTGGACGCTGGCAAACACGTATGCTGCGGATTGGGCGCGGACGTATGGCGGCCAGTTGATCACGAACATGGACGCAACGACGAAGGCGCGGATCGGCGCGGAGGTGGGGGCGTGGGCTGAGGCGCGGGAGGGGTATCCTGACCTGTTGAAGCGCATCCAGGCGATTATAGACGACCCACGGCGCGCGGCGTTGATCGCGCAGACGGAACCGACGAGTGCGTATGCCGCTGGAAACGAAGCGGCCTGGCGGCAGGAAGAGGACGAGTTGGGTGTGGTCATCGTGGAGGTATGGAATACGGCGAACGATGACTTGGTGTGTCCAATTTGCGGGCCATTGAATCAGCAGCAGAAGCGTATCGGGGCAACGTTTGAGGGAGGCCTCGAACGCCCGGCGGCGCATCCACGATGCAGGTGCTGGCTGACGGCGATGATGGTGTTGACCAGAGCGGCAATAGCGCGGTATCCACGGCTAGATATGGTTTACAAGCGTTTTAGGAGAGCGGCCAATGCCGGTTGAGGTAGAGATTGAGGGGCTGGCGGAGGCGCTGGATATGTTCCTCCAGGGGAACTCCAAAGTAGGGCAGGCGTTGAAGCGCGCGACCTCGGCGTCGGTAAAAGTGCTGCGGGCACGCCTGGCGAAGTATCCAGGGAAGTCGGCAGGAAAAATGACGTTTGTTTCCGATAAGCAGCGGCGGTTCTTCTTCGCGGCGTTGCGTGAGGGAACAATCCAGGTCCCTTACCGGAGGACGGGGACGTTGGGCCGGAAGTGGACGAGCAAGGTAACGTTTACGGACGACGATGTGATGGGCTTTGTGGGGAACAGTACGCCGTATGCGCCGTTGGTGCAGGGCTTCGATACGCAAGCGCGCATCCACGCGGGAAACTGGCAGACGGAGCAGGGTGTGGCGAACGAGAGCCGCGATGAGATTATGGGGATTTTCGCGGATGAGATCAGCCGGGCGATGGCGAGCGAGTAACGTTAGCGGCGGTTTTCCGGCGGGGATAGACGGCGAAAAAGAGATAACAGGATTGGCGGAATTGCAGGATTTCTGCTGTTAAGAACACTTAACGGACGGTTAGTGAAGGGGGGCGAGGATGGCTAAATTGCCTGTTTTAGTAGGGGACTACTTGCATCGGTTTGGGCCGCTGCTGCGCCGGTTCAAGGATATGCTGGATGGCACGCATGCGGAAGTGGTCGCGGTTGGTGATGTCGAAACGGTGGTACAGGTGACGAATGGCCCCGTTCATCCCGTGGCGCAGGTGCTTGTTCTCACCGCCGATGATACAGAATACTCGGTTGAACTGGATGCCAACTATGGATTCGAGTTCAAAGCACGCACAGCAGTGGATGTGCGGTTCGCCTTCGAGGCTGATAAGGTGGCGACGTTGGACGAGCCATATCTGACGTTACCGGCAGGATGGATACACTATCAGGAGGGGCAATTCGACGAGTTGACGTTGTACTTCGCGCACACTATCGGCGCGCCGGTGACGATGGAAATTATCACGTTAGAGCCGGTGGACTAGGAGGAGACTATGCCATACAAAATCTTATCGAAAACTGAGGTTACGGTGACGGGTTACACGGTAGCCACCGACGTTTGTTTGAAAATCCCGATCTCGTTCGAGGATGCGAGTGGCGTGGTAGCGACGCTACCTGCGAACTGCCTGATCACGAGCCGCCAGGTTGTGCGCACGACGCCGTGGGATAGTATCACGCTGTTTGCGGCAGGGAAGGCCGGTGATCTGGATTGGCTGATCCAGAACTATCAACACAATCTCTCGCTCTCCCCCGCCGGTGCGACTGAGGTTTCCGGCGGGCCGATCTACGTAGCCGCCGAAACTGAGCTGGTGTTTACCTGGGATCAGGGTGGGGCCACTGCAGGCGCGGGCTATGTGGTGATCTGCTATACGATGTTGGAGGCGGCGCCATGACGACTAGGTGGAAAGCTGTGATTATTGTCATTGGTCTGGTGGCGGCGTTGGCGGCTGGGATGGCTACGGCGGCGCTGCTGGATATGGAGATTGCGCAGGGTGGCAATGGGCAAGGCCAGGGGCACGCTTACGGGAATTTGAAAAAGATAATCACGCAGTACGATGACCCAATGCGCGGGATGTCTGGTCGGATCACCTATCGCAATATATTTCAAGACGCTTTGTGGTATCAAATCAATAACCCGCTCGTGGACGAGGCGACGCGGGTAGAGTGTTACACCATCGTAGGAATGATACACGAGGGTAACGTCACCGAATTGACCGAGGCGCAGCACGCAATACTGATGGACGCGGTGGAACTGATGTGGGGGCCGGCTGTGCTCAGTAAGCTGGCGGAGGATATGGAAAAATGACTACAAAACAATGGGCACGGCGCGCGATAGCATTGCTGCTGATTGCGGCTCTAGTACTGGTTTCGACAGTAGATCATCAAGTGCAGGCGCAGAGCGGCGGAAATTATTTTGATGACGTGACGGTAGGCGGCGACCTGGACATCTACGGCACGGGGGTGCTCCGTGACACGAAGGATGATGTAGTGCAGGCCGCAGCGACGTCCGGGCGCTGGACGCTGGCGGGGAATGCGACGAGCGCAAACCTCTGCGCCGGGTCCACAGGAAACGCGGTGGCCGCTGGATTGTACGGCGCCACGATCGCCGGCGGCGGCACGGGGGTAACCGGGGACTGGGGCACGTCGGGGACGTTTTATAACATCATCAACTATGACGGTGACTTTTCCACAATCGGTGGCGGGCTAAAAAATACCGTCTCCGGTGGCTACGCGGTAGTTGGAGGAGGACAGAGTCACACAATCGAGCAGGCAGCTTGGTGGGGGACTATCGGCGGCGGCCAAATTAACCGGGTGCGGGGTCCCTATGGGGTTGTGGCCGGCGGATTCGGCAATACCAGCCATAACGGTGGCGCGGTATTGGGCGGTACGCAGAACGCTGCGTTGGCACAGTACTCCGGTAGTGTGGCCGGGTATCGCAACGAGGTCGATAGTGTTGCATCGATGGCGTGGGTCGGCGGCGGCTATTGCAACACGGCGGGAACGGGGAATGCGTGTCTGTCTGCGGACCATCCGTTTAGCCGGGTGACGATTGGCACGGGGACGGCGACATATGGCGTAGTTTTGGGCGGCGACAGGAACGCGGTTAATGGAACGATGGATTGGATCGGGAATGGGTTTTACAACACGATTTCCGACGAGGTGACAGCGACGGTCGCAGGTGCGTATACGCACACAGTCGTGCCCGGCGAGTTGTTCGCCTCGCTAAGAGGCTCTATCGATGCAGAGTACGATTTTGATACAGGTGTCGTCACGTGCCATACCGGCCAGAATACGATTGGCGGCGGCGAGCAAAACACGATTGCTAACGCGGGAATTCTCACGTACACGCAGATCATCAGCGCGTACAGCGAGATCACGCCGGCGTTGGTGGTCGGCTGCTATGGTGGCTACGGGCTGGTGGGAACGGGCGTGAGCAATACGATTACGGGGACGACAGCGCAGTATACGACCATCCTGAATGGCTTCGATAACGAAGCCAGCGGGCGGTACTCTACTATTCTGAACGGCTATCAGGCGCGGGCAGTAGGCGAGTACAGCCTGGCCTCTGGACGTTACGCCCGTGCGTTGCACGATGGTGCGTTCGTGTGGGCGGATGGGGAGGACGCGGTTTATTCGTCTACAGTGGCAAATTCGTTCAATGTGCGCGCCGGCGGCGGGGTGACGATGACGACATCCGGCGCGGGACTATCGCTGGATGGGCCAGTGATCGTGGACGGGATGACGTTTACGTACACGGCACCGATTACCATTACGGGGGTGTTGACGAATGTTCGGTTGCTCTTCTACCAGGTCCCCTGATCTGGACTGGCTACGCGTCCAGGCGGCGCGGCGCCTTCCTGAGCACGTTGTGGACGATGTGGTGCAGGAGACGGCGCTAGCGGCGTGGCTAGGCCGGGGTACGCGAGAGCGTTCCAGGCTGCGGACGTGGTTGAACGGTATCCTCCGGCATAAGGTTGCAGATCACTATCGCCGTGAGGGGGCAGTGCTGATCGAATTGCAGGATTGGCATTATGTGCGGCCCGGTGTGGATGTCGATATGTGGGCGCGCTTGATGCTGGCAGACCTGCCGGAGCGTTATGCGCGGGTGCTCTGGCTGCGATTTTGGGGCGGATTGTCGTTCGAAGAGGTGGGAGTCGCGATGGGATGCTCGTTAGAGGCGGTTAAGAGCGTGTATCGTAGAGCGATTAACGCAGCGCGGGGGTGGTGGCTATGCTGAGCGGATTGCTGTGCGCGTTGGTGGCGGCGCTGTTGTTGGTGTCCCCGGTATCTGCCCAGGAGCCAGGTGTGCGGTTTTCTATGCCTGCGGCAGGGGTGACGTTGGCGCAGGTGATTGTGAGCGCTCCGTGGAACGGGCGGGAGTGGGTGCTCAACGCGCATCGGGACGGGAACGAGATGGCGGCGTGGCTAGACACGGCGGGCTTGCCACCGTTCACGGAATTGCGGTATGTGTGGAGCGGGGTACGCGCGGACATGTCATCGTTCGAGATGCCGCCGGTAACGATCGAGATTGCGGACGAGACGTGTAATTGGCTGCGCGTCGAAGGTGAGCATGTCATCGTTTTTGTGTGCGATGAGTCGCCCAGCGCGGGCCGGCGCGCGCTGGATGTGGCTGAACTGCAGTTGGTTGCGCTGGAGCGCGATCTAGGGCTGACGCTGCCGGGCCGGGCGATGTTGGTGCTGAGTGATCACTCTAGTGGAATGATCTCTGGTCAGGCATACGCACGGTACGGCGTGATGGTTGTGGCGCGGGATAGCTGCCCGTGCAATGGCGAGTATCTCTACGATGTCACTATTCCGCACGAGGTTACGCACCTGGCGTTGGGCAAGCACGCCAGCCGGTTGCCGCTGTGGTTCCGCGAGGGAATTGCTCTATGGTCCGCGCCAATCGCGATGCCGGAGGTAGAAGCGGCGTTTTCCTGGGGGGAGATGCAATATCGCGCTTACAGCGACGTAGCGGGTATGTGGCGCTGGTATGCGCAGGCCGGCGGCGTCACGCGGTACATCGACCGTAGATATGGAATTCGCACCGTGCTGGATTATCTGGATGCACACTCGAATGCCTCCGTTGAGGACGCGCTGCGGGCTATCGCCGAATTGAACAGCGCGCAGATTATGCAGGCGTGGCGTGTAGAGGCCGGGCTGGCGGAGGCGGCAACGCCTGCGCCAGCGCGACCCGTAACAGCGCGAGCAGAGATCCGTTCGAAGGCCATTGCGTGGGGTGTGGTGGCGGCACACATTGCGGCGTTGGCGTGGCTGGCGTGGCTGCGATTGCGATTGAGGACGCGAGAATAATGAAAACGCTCCTCTATTGCTATCGATCGGGCTGGATCAACAATGCGTTGGGTTTATTACAGGCGGGGATTGTGACACGACCGCTGACGTGCCCGCCATTGACGGCGGAGACGTTCCCGTATGAACAGTTGGCGGAGGTGGATTTGATCTACATCGCGTTGCACGGAACGCCAAAGGCGCGGGTGCTGCGCGGGGATAACGAGGTGGCGGCGTTATCATTGGCGCGTCTGGAGGATGGCCAACAGTTGGAGCATCAGCCGGTGGTGATTTTGGAGGGTTGCTATCAGGCGAAGACGCGGTTCCCGGCGGCATTTTTGGCGAAGGGCGCGCGGGCTGTGTTTGCCAGCCCGGAGCGGACGTTCGACCGGCGGATGGGGCTAGGTGCAGCGGGTAAGGCCGGACTGGAGATTGTGCGGCGCTTGCGCGCCGGGGCGTCGCCCGATGCGGCCGCACAGGATAGTGGGTTTCTAGCGTTTGTTGGGCAAGACATTAACGGCGGTTTTGTGTGATCGCTACAGAGCAACGCCGGAGCTTGTTGGGTGGGGTTTGAGCGCGAAAAGCGCCGTTAATGGTTTTTGGGCCTTCTGGTATGAAGAGGCGGAGGGATAGGAGGTATAGGATGCCAAGCACAACGATTCGGTGGTTTGGATATGGCCATTTACCGGAGCATCTCCAAAAGGTGAGTAAACCGGTGGGGGAGTTGGCCGCGATGATGGAGGCGATGTTGCCAGACGGCGCGGAGAAGAGCGCTGGGATGCGGAAGTTGCTAGAGGCAAAAGACTGTTTTGTCCGCGCATCGTTGGATGGCACGCGGACCGAGGAGGGCGAATGAAACAAAACGTGGAATTACAGCCCGGGCAGATGTTGCGCGTGTTTGCTCCGGTGCAGCGAGTCGATGAGAGCGCGCGCATGGTGCACGGCATTTTCGTGAGCGATGCCCCCGTGGATGAGTACGGCACGGACGTGGTGCTGGATTGGGAGGCGACGCGCGCGGCGGTGGAGGCCTGGCGGTCCTGGGGCAATATCCGTGAGATGCACCAACTCGTGGCGGCAGGCGTGGCGCGCGAGATCACGCTGGATGAGGAACAACACGTGGGGCGTGTAGGCGCGTACATCGTGGACGATCCGGCATGGGAGAAGGTGAGGTCGGGCGTTTACAAGGGCTTTAGCATCGGCGCGAATCCGCTCCGCTGGGAGGTGGGGAAGGATTACAGTGACCCTGTGCGCGTGACGGAATATGAGATTGTGGAGGTTTCGTTGGTGGATAAGCCGAAAGACCCCACCAGCGTGATCGAGATGTGGCGAGCTGCTGGTGGCGCGCCGCTGGATGGCCGCATTGAGGCGGCAGTGGAGCGCGCGGTGACGCGCGTGTTACAGGCACAACAAGGAGGTGCTACGGTGAGCGTTTTAGAGCGAGTTTGGGAGTTGGCGGTGGGTGAAGGCGTGGAAGCGCCGGAAGACCCGGAAGAGGCGTTGGGTTTGCTGCGGGCTGCGGTTGCCGCGCATATCACGCCGACGCCGGAGGCCGCGCCGACGCCTGAAGCGGCTCCGCTCTCCGCGGTGCAGCGGGTCAGTGATGCCCAGGTGCAGTTCAGCGCAATGCTGAACGACCAGGGTAGCGAGATCGCGGCGCTGCGCGAGGAGATGGGGGGGCTGGCGCAGGCGCTGAGCACGGCATTGGAGCGTGTGACGCAACTGGAACAGGCGCCGTCGCCTTTGCCGGTACAACGTCGGGACGCGGAGGAGGGGCCAGATGCGCAAACGCGCATTGTGGAGTTGGAGCGGGTCATCCGCGAGAAACGGTTGTCTCCAGACACACCGGAGGTTCTTGAACTGGCGCGCTTGTATCAGCAGCGCCGCAGCCAGGCATAAGTCAAAACCAATATAGGACGGAGGTTTACGATGCACGAGGAATGGAGAAACGTATTTCAGAGATTGGAGGAGCAGGTTGCCGGGCTGCAGCGCACGGTTGTCAGCACACAGACCGGTTTCCCGGTACGGGAGAACCTGCTCCCGGAGGCGCTGAGTGTCTTCCCTGTGGAGACGCCGGTGCTCAACCGGCTGGCCCGGCTGCAAGGTGGCGGCACGGCCGTTTCGTGGAAGGAGTTGACCGGGTTCACGCGCGTGAGCGGTGTCTTCTATCAGGAAGGCGGAACGCCCAACGCGATCACTAGCGTCTACGCGCCGCAGAGTGCTGCGTATAAGCTGATGGGGCGCACCTTCGGCGTGACCGGGTTTGCGCGCGCGGCGGGGGCAAACTTCGCCGATCAGTTGGTGACGGAGCGCAACAACGCGGTGATCGGGCTGAAGCAGGACATCGAGGACGCGATCATCAACGCGGATGGGACCGGCGAAAGCTTCGAGGGCTTGATCGAGCAGATCGACGCCGGCAACGACTCGTTTGTCAATCCGATCGGCGGCGCGCTGGCGATCGACGATCTGGGCGAGGCGCTGCGCGAGTGTCACGACCGGGGCTACCAGGTGAACTACATTCTGGTCAACGCGCTGCAGGCCGAGCAGATCAACAATCTGATCCTGGCTGCGGGGACGCATAGCGTGACGGTGGTGCGCAGTGAGCAGGGAATGATGGCCGGACAGGGTCGGGTGACGCATCTCATTGACCCGATCACGGGGTACGCGGTGGAGATTATCCCGCACCGCAATCTGGCGGCGGGGACGATCCTGGGCATCCCGGAGAAGCTCCCGGCGCCGGTGCAGGGACGGCAGGGGCAAAACGGGCTGTGGTGGGACGTGCTCCTGGACTACACGGAGGTCGAGATTGGCATTACGGGCGACACGATGAACTACTTCCTCAAGACCTACGCCACGATGCCGTTCCCGGCGCGCCGGGGTGCGTTTAAGCTGACGGGGATCTCGTAACAGATTCCCGGAACGATAGGATAGATAGGGAGGCGACTATGAAAACACGGCAATGGTTGGTGATGGCATTGGTGTTGGCGCTGGCCGGACTGGCGCTGTTTGGGTTCGGCGGCGTGATGGCTGCGCCGGGTGGCCCGGAGGCGCAGTCTGGCACGGTGACGGGGTCGGTTCTGGCCACCGTTTACGATGATACGTTTATCACGACGACGACGACGTATCCAGACGCGGTACGAACCCGTTACTATAACGGCTACGATCTGTTTGCGACGGCTGATTTCTCGACGACGGGCGCGTTGACGATCACGTTGCAATTCAGCGCGGACGGTGAGAACTGGGTCGATGGGTACTATGTAAGCGAGGGGTACGTGCTGCCGTTAAGCTATAGCGGCACGCTGACGAACGCGAGTGGGGTGACGAACACGACGACATCGACGTTTACGACCAGCATTAGCGGGGCCTCGGCGAGTTACGAAAGCACAGCAGTTCCATATCGTATTGTGCTGACGTCCGATGGCGGGGATTATCTGCGCAATGTGCCCACGGTGGGCTGGTATATGCGGCCTAAGATCGAGGCGAGCGGCGCGGTGACGGATGGTGTAGAGCTGTTGATTCAGGCTGTGCTGCGCAACAACTAGCACGGCAGTTAATCGGGGTTAGCGGCGGTTTTGGGGCGGCTAGGCCGCTTCAGGTGCCACCTGGGGCGCGCCTGGCCGCTACAAAAAACGGCAGTTAATGGGGGTGCGGAATGTTGTGTACGGTCGATGATGTACAGAGCCGGGCGCATGCCGATCTGGCGGACTGGGACGAGGAGCATATCGCATCCGTCATCGCGGCGATCAGCGCGCGTATTGATGTGGAAACGTTGCGCGAGTTTGAGGTGAGTGCGAGCGAGACGCGCGTCTTCGAAGCGCAACGCGACGGGGTGGTGAACATCGATGATGCGGTGACGATCGCGGAAGTCGCCTGGATGAGTAGCGAGTATGCCACGCCCGTTTCGACGACCGTATACCGTACCCGACGCAATCGCGGCCAGGGTATTTATGCCCTGGAGCATGGTGAATGGGCGGAAGAGGATTTGATTCGCGTGACCGGCACATTCGGTTACGCATCCAGTGTTCCAGCGGACATCTGGGATATCGCTGTGGCATGGACGATACGCACGCTCAAGAGCGCGGATGCCGCGTATCAGGACGCCACGGCGATCCCCGAACTGGGGCAGTTGGTCTACAGCAAGGCGATCCCGGCGGACGTCGCACGGGTGTTGCAGCGGTATCGCCGGGTGACGCCGGTGATGCGAATAGAGTAGACGGTAGACGCGCCAGCGGACTGGCGGAGACGGGGGAAGATGGCGTGGATGATTTAGTGGCGGCGGCGCTGGGGCAATTGCTGCAAACGATGATCGGGATCAAGGCGGTGTACGTTGATCCACCGGAGTCGTTTGGGGATACGCCGGCGGCGGTGATTCTGGAGAGCAGTGGCGAGGCCGGGCGGGATGCGTACCGGGGTGGATGGTCCAGCCTGGCGACCATGCGCGTGGTGCTGTATGTGACGCCTAGAACGCACCTACCGGAAGCGGTACGCGCTGCCAGGCCGTGGGTGCAGCCGTTGTTGGCGCTCTTCGCGGAGAATGATATCCCTGTGTACCAGCCGCCAACGCCAGCGCCGACTGAAGGAGACCCAGAGCCGGAAGCGCCTGATCCGGTAGAGACGGGGGAGTTGCAGACGCTCACCTGGTCGGTGGGAGTGATGCAGTATGCCAAGACGATGTACGCTGTGGTCGAGATTGTGGCCACGTATCGCACCGATTGGACGGTGACGGTCAGTTGTCCGGTGATATGAGGTGAGCTATGGGATTACGAGTTAGTGGAAAGCGCGCGTTGATTAGGATTATGCCACCGGAGGCCGATTATTTCGATGCCAGCGGGGTGAGTGCGGATGGCGAGGCGCGCGCTAATGCGTTTGCGTTCAACATCGAGGGCACGGTGGTGGATGGCGACGGGTACAACCAGGCGTATACCAGGCCGATTCCCGTGGGGCAGAGTCGTGTGGGCGGGTCGATGACATTGTTCTACAACAACTCGGATGACGAAGCGAACGCCGTGTTAAATGCGCTCTATACAGCGCAGCATGCGCCAGACGATTGCGATGATCCGGCAGCGTATCAACTGGAGATCATGCCGGAGGGTAATTGTAGCGGCAAGGAGTTGTGGCATATCACAGCCTTCGTCGTCGAGAATCTGGATTTCCAGATACCAGCCGACAACCTGATGGTGATCACGTTCAACTGGCGCGGGTTTACTGCGGCACGGTGTATCCCTCCTGTGAGTGTGGCGATTTCCGGGGAATCAGAGGTGACGGAGGGTGCTACGGAAAACTACACGGCCACGGTATTGCCGGCGACGCATACAGCGGTGACGATTGTTTGGGAAACAGATACCCCCGGTATGGAACCGGATGCGGGGCAAGGGACGTCGGTTGTCACGTATACGTTTGATACGACCGGTACGGTGTGGCTATACGTTACAGTTACGGATGCGTGCGAACGGGTGGTCACAGATAGTTTCGAAGTTACGGTGAATCCAGGATTATAGGAGGGTTACGATGGCTTTGCGGAAAAGCGGCAAAAACGCATTGATTCAATTGGTAGAGGTGGTCGAGACGGTAGAGCAAACGCCGTTCGACATCAGCGGGGTGGGGACAGATGGGCGCAGCCGTGCAAATGCGTTCTCATTCACGATTGAGGGGACGGTAGTGGATGCGGATGGGTACAACCAGCCGTACACTGAGCCGGTCCCGGTCGGTCAGAGCCGCGTGAGCGGTAGTATGACTGTATATTACAATGTCACGGCTGATGAAACGAACGATCTGCTGTGGACGATTTATGAGGATCAGCATGACCCGAAGGATTGTGCCGATCCGGCTAGTTACACAATCAAGATCATGCCAGAGGGGGAGTGCGAGGGTAAAGAGTTATGGAGCATCACCGGGTTTGTGATCGAGAATCTGGATATCCAGATGCCGCACGACAACCTGATGGTGATCGCTTTCAACTGGCGGGCGTGGGTGCCGACGCGTTCGGCGATTGGCCCAGGGTCGTAGTTATGATTTACCGGGCGTTGCGCAATCTGGCCCTGGCGCGGGGAAACAGCACGTATGCAATTGTGAAACGCGGTGAGCCGGTGGACCCCGCCTGGGTGAGCGATGAGGGCCTGGCGCGGCTGCTGGCGCGCCGGTATGTGCGGGCGGAGGCAGCTATGCCAGACATCCCGGTAACGGCGATCCGGGGCATCGGTGCAGAACGGGCGAAGGGCTTGGCCACGATCGNNGGAGTTGGAAAAGCGGTTGAGCAATCTGACGATGCCACAAATCGCGGATTGGCAGGCTCAGGCGGCGATTTTGCTGGAGAAGGCAGCTCCAGAGACGAACGAAGTCTCTGTAATCGATTTTAAGAAGGAGTGTAAACGCTGTGGAAAGAAAACTACCGGTCATCGTGCGTAAAATCGAGATCGAGGACGGCCCGTATGCCGGATGGTGGGCCGAGATGCGCACTAACCCACCGATGCGGGTGATCGATGCCCTGGCGCTCAGTATGGACGCTGCCGAGTTTGCCAAGCTGGTGATCGACTGGAATTTCGTGGATGAGGCTGGCGAGTCGTTGGCTCCCGAGCAAATTCTTGAGATCCCGCCGGACCTCTTCAAGGTGCTTTGGCAGCTCTACCTCAAGGAGGTATGGCACCCCTTTTGGTTCAACGGAGCGGGCTGAGATCGTCGAGGCGCTGACGATCGGCGGCGTCGTTCCGCCACTATTGCTCAAGGCGGTCGTCTGTGAGCGGATGGGCTGGACCTTCCGCCAGTTCGACGCGCAACCGGCCAACGAGGTTGCGGCGTTGGTGGAGATATGGAATCTCCAGGCGGGGTTGGCGAAGAAGGGGTGAAACAGGATTTTCGGAATGTTAGGATATGACCGTTAATTGATGTTAGTAGCGGTAGACGGTAGACGGTAGACGGTAGACAGGGTGTGGACGGGTGTGAATACGCGCGTAATCAAAGTTTTAAGGCGATTGGGAAACGGCGGTTAATGCGTAGATAGGGGGCCGCGTGGGAAAATCGAATGAGTTAGAGATTCGCATTCTCGCTAAGAACCTGGCGAAAGAGGCTTTGCAGGAGGCGCGGAAGGAGCTGCAAGGCGTCGGTGAGGCGGCTAAGGAAAGCGGAACGAAGGCGAAGGATGGCGAGCAAGGCCTGAATGGGCTGATGAACACGCTGAAGACTATTGGCGCGTTAGCTATAGCCAAGCAGATTGGGCAGATTGCGCTGGATTTGGGCAAGCTAGGTTTGCAGGCGCAGGCGGTGAACGAACGGTTTGTCGCGTTTGCCGGAGGTGGACGGCAGGCGGCAGAGGTGCTGGCCGCTGTGGAAAATGCGACGGGTGGCACGATCGACAAGATGAGCGCGATGCAGTCCGCCAGCAAGTTAATGAGCATGGGCCTGGCGACCAATGCCGACGAGGTGGGACGCCTGGTCGAGATGGCCTCGCGGCTCGGCGATCAGACGCAGAGCACCAGCAACCGGGTCAACGATTTCGCGTTGATGTTGGCCAATCAGAGTATTCCCCGATTGGATAACTTCGGCATCTCCAGCGGAAAAGTGCGCGCGCGCATCGAGGAGTTGATGAGCAGCACCGCCGGGCTGACGCGCGAGCAGGCCTTCTTACAAGCGACGATGGAGGAGGGTGCGGTTGCGTTGGAGAAATTGGGCGAGGCCGGGCTGGGGCAGGTGCAGGCAATGGATAAGCTTGATGCCTCGTGGAAGAATTTCAAGACGACGATCGGGAGTATGGTCGCGCCGGCGTTGGCCGCCGTCGCGGATGGGGCGTCTGGACTCGTTGTGACGATGGATAAAGCGGCGCAGATCACGAAGTATGCGCGGGAGGAGTACGGATTTTTCAACGGCACGTTGCAGGCCGGTTTGTCTGTATTGGGATTCAATACGCGGATGATGCAGGATCTGGCATTGAATCAGCGGGCCGTAGCCGCCGGGCAAGCGGCAGTAGCGCAAGGGTTCAGCGATGTAGGGGTGAAGGCCGCGATGGCGCGCCCGGCGGTGGAGGAACTGACGGAAGCGATTATCACCAATTTCGGCAGTGCCGAGCAGATGGGCGCGGTGGCGAAACAGGCATACGACAATCTGAAAATGGCTATTCGCGGCGATTTGGGCAATGAGATGCAGGCCTTTACCGACAAGCAGGCAGAGGCTAACGCTAAAGTTGGAGAGCTCTCAGGCAAGATTGCTGAATTAGAGGGAAAGCGCTATCTGACGGCAGCTCAGAAGGCGGAATTGGCAGAGTTGCGCGGCGATCTCGACGAGGCAAAACAGACGGTGCTGGATAACGCAGCAGCTCACGAAGAGGCTACCAAGCGCATCCTCTTCGGATTTATGGAACAACGCCTGGCGATGGACGGCTTGACCCAGGCCGAGTTGATGGCGCTGCAGGAGGTCGCCGGGCAGTGGGGATTGATCGACCAGGCGACCTTGAACGCGATTCGGGGCATCGATGCAGTAGCGAGTTCGTTTGAATCAGGCAAAGTCTCGGCTGAGAGTTTCGGCGGGATTCTGGCTATGGTTGGAGATCGGCTGTTGGGCTTGCCTAGAGAGCATGTGTTCACGATGATTTATCGGGAGAGTGGACCAGGCCCAGGTGGAACGCCAGGATCGCAGAAAGCGGTTGATCGTGAGCAAATGTATGCAACCGGTGGGTATGCGAAGGGCGGATGGGCGATGGTGGGGGAATACGGTCCAGAAATGGCCTGGCTGCCGCAGGGCACGCGCATCCACACGGCGGGTGAGACGAAGCGAATGCTGAACGAGGGCGCTGCCGGCGGCGGGACGGAAGTGTATGCGCCGGTGACGATCCACGCGAATGTGGCGAACGGGGTGGATGTGGCCATGTTGGCGCGCCAGGTGAGCGATGAGATTGGACGCCGGGTGGCGAACCGGAGGGCGTTCTAGTGCTAGAGCTAGAGATTGCACGGCGTGAGTATACGGCAGATGGCGAGACGATCACGGCGACGGCGATCACGCCGACGGCGAAGGTGTTGGAGTATGTGCCGGCGGATGCCAGTTATAACGTGCAGTATACCCACGGCGACCGGCCTGGAGCCAAGCCAACGCGGCATGTCGTGGGGAATGTGACGGATACCTTCCGGCTGGCGGCGGTGTGCAATGCGCCAGGGGCGCTGCGCGCGTTTGTGGCGGAGTGCGAGCGCGCGTTGTTGTGGGCGGAGCAGAATCGTGAAGATATGACCGTCTTCCTGCGAGTGCGCGATGTCGAACGGTACGACGAAGATGTGTGGTTCGAGTCGCGCATTGTCGGGGGACGGGTTGGACTCGACAACAGCGCCGGACGGGTGCTGACGCTGACGTTGGAGCGGTATCCGTATTGGGAAGGCGCGTGGGTACGGTTGGCGGTGAAAAACAACCGCACGGCAGAGGTGTCGCCTGAAGGGGTGGAATTCGATGAGGACGGGTGGGCGACGTTTGGCAGTGTGACGAATGCCGATGACGCCGATCCGGCGCGCGATAATTGGTTGATGCTGAAACCGCCTCCGGGCGATGTTCCCGCGCCATTGCGCATCCGCGTGCAGAATGATTATGCGAGCACGCCGGCGACGCGCTTGAAGACTGTGCGTATCGGTTGGTACGACCGGCAGCAGACCCTGGTGCTGGAAGCGGAGGATGGCGCGAGCAGTGTGGTCACGACGGACGCGCGGTATAGCAACGAGGCGGTGTGTAACAATTCCGCGTTCAAGTGGGTCATCCCACAGGATTTGTACCGCGATTTTGTGGGGCCATTCCGTGTGTGGGCGAATGGTAGTTTGAGTGGCGCGACCTGGCGTTTTGCGGCAGGATACGAGCTGACGCGGAAACAGTATGCCAGCCGCGCGCCGGTGGCCGGGGCGAACGGCTGGACGGATTTGGGACAACTTCAATTACCGGCTGGCGGATACCGCACGCCGACACGCTATCCAAGCGCGTTTTGGCTGGATGGTTCGGCGGCCAGGCCGGTAGACTTTGTGTTGTTGCAGCCGGTGTATCAGGCCCGGCGGTTGAGCTTTACGCGCGGGTATAACTGTGTGGTGGGCGCGTGTATCGTGGACGATCCTGAGCAGGGGGTGTATTACGATTTCGGCGGGCAAAAGCTGCCGATTCTGGATGCGTGGGGTGAGCCGATTGAAGCCTGGCCGGAGGGTTTGTTACCGTTTCAGGCATCGGAGACGCCGTATAGTCAGATGCTCACGTTTATGTTGGAGAGTGAGAGCGGAGCAGCGGTGGCGAATCGGTCGGCGCTGGTGGAGGTGTTTGCCAGGCCGCGGTATAGGGTTCTTCCGTAGACGTTCACAACAGGATTCACGGAATGGCAGGATAGGGAGAGATGCAAATCTTTCTGGATACGGAACAGTGGGGGCGGTTGGAGATCACCGAGCGCGTGGAGGGGTGGGATTATGTCACGCGCGATGGGGTGGGCTGGGAGACGGCCAGTTTGAATTTGGGCGGGTCGATCATCGAGCAATGGCCGCTGCTGGAACATCAGGCCCAGGACCTGGTGGAGTTTTATGACGGGACGGAGCTACATTGGCGCGGGTTCCTCGCCGGTGCAGAGTTGACCGAATCCAATGCGTTGGCATTGAAGGCGGAGGGCGCAGGCCTGCGGTTACGGGATGTGGGTACGTGGCGCGTATTCAGCGATGCGGGGTATGGGTATTGGTCCCCGGCAGATGATCCGCCGGAGGGGTTCACTGCCGACAATAACAATCGGATCTATGTTGCTGGCAAAGGCAGCCTCAGCGATGGCGACGAGCACCTGGTCGCCTACCCGGAGACCGGGCTAGAGTTGGGGTCCGCGATCTCGCGGCTGGTGGCGCGTGTCGAACTCTCGATTGTGGACGGTGCGTGGATCGCCGAGATTCGCCAGGGCGAGGGAACAGTGCTGTGGACGTCCGCGTCCAGCACGCAGCAAACCTATATACTATTCCTCGATGAGCCGACCGGAGGCACATTCAAACTCGGTAACGGTGATGGGATAGAGACGGCGGCGCTGGATTACGATGATAGTGCCGGAGACATCGAGGCCGCGTTGCAGGCCGCTTATTCCGACGCCACGATCACCGTCACTGCTGGTGATGATTTCGTGATTGTTTTTCCTACCGGCGGCGCAGGGGAATTCCAAATCACAGACGATGCCCTGACCTATGCGGACAGCGGAACAGCGACATGCAGCGTGGAAGATATTGGTGTGGATGTCGATCTGGCGGTAGATGATACCAGCCTGGTCGTCGCGTTGCGTAAGGACGGTACCGCGGTAGGAGAGGCTACCTTTCGATTGACGCAGGTCGTGGTTCAAACGCTCTCCGGCGCGACAAACAGCCAGGTAGTGGAGGCCATTCTCGCCGCTGCCGGGTTGAGCGTCAACGTGGAGGAAAGCGGGTTGGCCGTCAACCGCGCGCTGTGGCAGGAGCAGAGCCGGCAGCAGGCGATTCAGGAGATGGCACAATTGGGTGACGGCGCTGAGATCTGGCGGTGTGTGGTTTATGAGATCGCGCAGTTTGGCGCGTGGCCTACCGAAGTGACGTGGGAGCTGCAGCGCGATGATTTGAGCCGTTGGTCGATTACATGGCGGCGGGACGCGGTCCGCAATGCGGTGCGCGCGCGTTTGCCGGGTGGGTGGCTTTCGGGTTGGTACGAGGACGCAGAGAGTATCACGCGCTGGGGGCGGCGCGAGCACGTGCTGAGCCTGCCGGATACAACGCAGGCGGAGGCCGAACGCCTGGCGCAGATTTATCTGGCGGGACACGCTTCGGCATTGGCCGGTCTGCGGTTGGAGGTCGATGCGTATTGTCGTACTCCAGACGGCGCGCGGCGCCCGATCTGGCACGTGAGAGCGGGTGATGTGATTCGTTTGCGCGATCTCATCCCGGATCAGGATGTGACAATTCGAGTCGCAGAAACGCGCAGCTCGTCCGGCGGGATGGAGATCGTCCCAGCGGGCGCAGACGATCGTCTGGAAACGATTCTGGCAGCGCAGGAGCAGAGCTTGCGCAGTGAGGTGTAGCAATGGGATATTCATACGATAATTCCTCCAAAGAGATCAGGCAAGGCGGTAACAAGGTCGGCTGGGCGGCGCTGGTGGCTGTGGCGACGAGCCTGATTGCGATTTTGACGGCGATCCTGACCGGTTCGCCGTCTGGATTGCTGACGACGTTTTCGTCGATTCCGGAGCCGCCGACGGGTGTAACCTGGTGGGACAAGGAATTGTTACGGGACGATTATCCGATTCCCTGGGGCGACACCGCAGTCGTTACGCAGGGGACGACGCTACAGATCGCGGACGTGGTGACCAGTACGGAATCTTTCACGCTGGTTGAAACGTGGGATAGTGGGGTATTGGGGTTGACCGGGTTCATTACGACCACGGGGACGGTCATCACCGGGGCGAATTCGTTGACGTGGACAGGTGCAGCACCTGGGGGTGCATTGGTTAAGGCGTGGGCAGTGTTGACGAATACATGGAGCACTTCCAGGATTACGGAGACGCTGACGACATCCGGGGGATCGAAGAGTGTGGTTGTTTATCTGGAACTGGGCCAGCCTCCGGCAACACCGACGCCGGCAGCGACGGTTTACGCATCGCCGACGCCTCGATACACGCCGCGACCGTGGCCCACGGTGATGTATCCTACGGCGACGCCGTGTGTGGGGATGGGCTGCACGCCGCTCAATCCGGGCGATACTGTGCCCTACTCGATCTATATGCCATTGGTGATGCGTGATTACTGGCGCGGGCCGGAGCGTCCGTAGTGCCGCTAAGCGGTATTAACGGCGGTTTTGTGGAGGTAGACAGTAGACGGTAGACGGTAGACGGGGGGATGTAGGTCAGAGGTAAAACGGCTGTTAATGTTTTGGGGCATTGGGAGAGGGGAGAGGGGTTGTGGTTTGGCGTGTGGTTTTGCGTGGGAACGCAGGCGAAGCCGTTTGATTGAATTGCTATAGTTGCGCATCCAGAATAGAAAAAACGCTCTACGAGCCTCCTAGAGGCCGTAGAGCGTTTGTCGTTTTTTCTCATAAGCGCCAGTTGGCGACGGGGGAGGCCTGGCGGTGGGCGTTCTGGACGTCGACGTTGGCGATGGCGAGATAGCGTTTGACCATTTCGAGGGTGGAGTGGCCGAGGATGCGCTGCAAGGTGTAAATGTCCCCCTTATTGCGAAGATAGTTGATGGCGAAGGTGTGTCTGAAGCGGTGGGGATGGACCTCTTTGACGCCGGCGCGCAGGCCGATGCGCAGCATGAGTTTGCGCAGCACTTTGCGGTCGAGGGGGTTGTTCAGGTGGGTGACGAAGAGTGGATCATCAGCGCGCGCCTCGGGTCGGGTGGCGATGTAGCGCCAGAGGGCCTGGCCGGTGCGCGCGTCGAAGGGGATCAGGCGTTCTTTGTCGCCTTTGCCCATTGTGACGAGTTGGCGGTTCTTTAGATCGACCTCGTGGATTTGGATGTCGCACAGTTCGGTGGCGCGCAGGCCGGTATCGACGAGTAGCAGGATGATGGCACGATCGCGCAGGGCGGTGGGGCGCGTGTTGGCGCAGGTGGCTTTGCCGGCGCGGGTATACTCGGCGGTTTTGTCGCAAGCGGAGAGCATGGCGCGGATCTCGTCGATGGTGAAGGGGACGATCTCGCGTTTCTCTGGCCGTGGGCAGGTGATGCGCTTGAGAAGGTTTTCGGCGGTGAAGCCCTGCTTGACGGCCCAGGTGAAGAGCGACGATAGGGTGATGTGGTACTTGGCGAGGGTGGCGTCAGAGACGGTGGTCTGCGCGCTGAGGAAGGTTTCCACGTCCTCGACGGTGAGCTGGTTGAAGATGCTCTTCTCGCCCACGTGGGCGGCGAATTTGCGGTAGATCATCGCGTAGAGCTTGATGGTATTCTGGCTCATCCGGCGTGATTCCGCGTGAAGCAGGTATCCCTGCACGATAGCGGCGGTCGATAGGTCTGTGTTCTTGTTCAT